AGATTCAAAATGGTGAAAGTTCAGGAACTAGTAAACTTGTAAAAGCAAAACCTGGGAGTGTATTAGCTGCTCTTCAAGGAAGTTCTTCTGAAAAACCCCCCACACGCAAACCCTCTGGCACAGTTCAAGAAGAAGGTCGTGAAGTTTTGTTAGAGAGATATTTATTGAAGATTGATCCTGAACATGCAAAAGTAGTTTCCAATACTCTTGAAGATCCTTACGGAATTTGCGAGAAATGTGATAAAGAGATGACATTCAGTATTAATGAAGCCCAGTTTTTCTGCGACGGATGTGGACATCAAGAATTTGTCTTAATTGATAGTGACAAACCGAGTTATAAAGATCCTCCTCGTGAAGTTACTTATTATGCATATAAACGCATTAATCATTTCAATGAATGGTTAGCCCAGTTCCAAGCCAAAGAGAGTACGGAAATTCCTGAGGAAGTATTTGAAGCCATTATTGAAGAATTGAAAAAAGAACGCATATCCAACACAGAATCTATTAAACCGGCCAAGATTCGTGAAATTCTCAAAAAGCTCAAACACACGAATTTTTATGAGCATGTTCCTTATATTTTAAATCGTATTAATGGCAAGACTGCGCCAGTAATGAGCCGTGAAGTAGAAGAGAAGTTGCGTTTCATGTTCAAGGAAATTCAGAGCAGTTTCGTAAAACACTGTCCTAAGAATCGCAGTAACTTCTTATCTTATTCTTATGTATTATATAAGTTCTGTGAACTTTTGGAATTAGATGACTATTTACAATGCTTCCCTCTTTTAAAGAATCGTGATAAGTTATATAATCAAGATAAGATCTGGCAACTTATATGTAAGGATCTGGGATGGGAGTTTATACGTTCTATATAATGCGTTCTTGTAGAAACCTTATAAATATAAGTCATGATAGTATGTTTAGTAAACTTTCTAAATTAAAAAAGAATGGTTATTATCCGGATACGATTTTAGACATAGGAGCATATCATGGCAATTGGACATATTCAATGAAGACTATATATAATGATTGTAAATATTATTTATTTGAAGCCATAGACTATCCTGAATTAAATCAATTTGAGAACAGTCCTGATGTAAAAGTATATAATGTGGTGTTAAATGATAAAATAGAAGAAATAGAATGGTTTCAAATGAAAAATTCAGGCGATTCTATGTTCAGAGAAAAAACACACCATTTTACAGACTGTGAAATTATTAAAAGAAGGACAATTGATCTAGATAGTTATATTTTACAGAATAATATTTTTCACGATTCAAAAAATATTTTAATTAAAATAGATTGTCAAGGTGCAGAAATACCTATTCTTAAAGGATCTACGTCTATTTTAAAGAAAACTGATTTTATCATTTTAGAACTCCCTTTATTCGGCCAATATAATGAAAACGTTCCGAACTTTTTAGAACATATCACATTTATGGATAAAATAGGTTTTGTTCCATATGATATAATTGACAATCATTATATTAACGGATTTAATATGCAAATAGATATGTTATTTATTAATAAAAATCATGAATTTAATATATTAGTCAATGAATTAATATTAAAAATGACCCATTTCACAAATATTTAAAAAATTGACCATGCGTTGGGAGTAACTTTAAGTAACTACCAACGAATATAAGAATGCACCTAACTTTGATTCTGGGTCCTATGTTTTCTGGCAAGTCTTCGGCAATCGTCCAAAGAATCCGCAGAGCTCAAATTCTTGGCTGGAAGACCTTAAATATTACGTCAAACATTGATACACGCTATGATATTTCTGGCTCACGTATTGTTACACATGACAAGGCATATGTGGAAGCTCTAGGAGTAAAGGTGTTAGAGGGGTTGTGTGATGGGGATGACTATAAGGGAGCACGCCTCATAGTCATTGAAGAAGCCCAGTTCTTTTCTGGGCTTTATGACTTTGTTCTTAATGCAGTGGAGGAAGATGGGAAAGATGTGATTGTGGTCGGATTGGATGGGGATTCTGAGAGGAAGCCTTTTGGTGACATTTTGCAGCTGATTCCTATTGCGGATGAAGTTGTTCGTCTAAGCGCTCTTTGCAAGTCATGCGGCGACGGAACGCCGGCTTTGTTCACAGCTCTCGTAAATGGCTCTAAATCTGAACAGATCTGCGTAGGTGGTTCTGATATGTATCAGCCGCTGTGTCGTAAACATTATTTGAAGAATAAATAAATAATCTAATTACTTATATTTTTACTGGTATGCTCAATACCATTTCCTACATATCTTGGAAAGGTTAATATATTTTTTTCACTACCTTTTTTAATACCCACAAAATATAAATCACGGGTTTCTGAATTATAATAAGTATCCCATGTTGAAAATAACTGATTTAGATTTAATACTTCATTCAGATCTTGTTCTGTAAGATTTTTATAGTAGTCCTGCATATCTTCTAAATTCCCTATTGTTCCATATGAATCACGAGCTGAAGTGCGGCGTGTTCCATGTTCTCCTCTTCCAGTAGAAGCGCACGTAAAACAAAATAATCCATTAGGTTTCAGCATTTTATAGATTTTTATAAAAGATTCTTTGTATTCAGGATCATGTTCAAAACATTCTGTAGATATAATCGTATCAAACGTATTATCCTCAAAGGGCAAGTCTTTTGTTTTTGATACTATTGTAACATTATTTGCTTGTATTACATCATTCCCGTCATACTGACAATTTTCAAATAAAAATCTATTATTTCCATTTATATCGCCGGAACCAACATCAAGAACTCGTTTATTTTCAAAATAATTAGTTAATATTGTTTTAACAAATAATGTAAAGTCTCGTGCTTGATTGTGCATATATATAAATATAGTATTAATTATATTTATATTTACGCAATACTAAGTTTTATTTACAAATAGAATCTGAATTTTTAAAATTAAGATTCTATGCATTTTTGAAGACTTGTTTGCTTGTTTAACAAGGATCGTCTCTTTACGAGGGGAAGCCTACCAGGCGGGCACCGATACCGAAGCCGCTGCCCTGGCGCGCCGTCACACCCATGCTGGGGGAGAAGATATCGAGCACGGCGAACACAGCCGCAGCGGCGATCGTCACCGTGGCGATCTCATCCATAGGCAGGCTCTTCCGGGGAATAAAGACCAGCGCCAGGGCTACCGCCACACCCTCCACTACATACTTGATGATGCGGGTCAATAGGTCGTTCACGTCCATCTTATCTATACTCGTCCCCCAGATTTTTTTGCGCAATGCGCGGTTGTTTGGTCTAAAAGAGGTTTGAAGTGAACTACAGATGGCGGCACACCAACAACAAGAGGAGGACTTTCTTAGCGAGGACCCTGAGATTCCGAGCCAGAAGGTAGTTTTGCTAAGTTTCTTGAGCCCTGAAAAGATCTTGAATAACAAGGATGTCTTCCTTTTTCAGCAGTTCTTGAAGGATTATGAAGTTCAGTGGCGCACGAGCAAGTTCGAAGCCTGGTTTGCAGAACAGATCTCGGGATTGAACAAGAAGTTAGAGGGAATTGCCGGTAAGTTGGATAAGCCCGCAGAGGGTCCAGATGGAACAAAGGGGCCGGAAAGTGGGGCTGCCTCTGCCTCTGCTGCAGCCGCCCTTTGTGCTGCCGCTGCCGCCGATATCCGCCAGAATCTTCTGCGTGTAGACACGTTTGTTGAGGAGTTCCAGCAGTATACTCGCAAGAATGTGCGTGAACTGACGCAGACGAGCCTACAGGACGAGTATGAGACGTTTCTCTTCAAGAATAGCGCAAAGCTTGAGGAGGAGTTCTTCAAGATGAACGAGTTCCGCACAACGATTCGTGGAATCAAGGTGCGTGGAGTCTATAGTTCGGAGGCCGAAGCTTCTGTCCGTGCCAAACGTCTTCAGAAGTCGGATCCCAATTTCAATGTATATATGGGTGCCGTAGGCAAGTGGATGGCCTGGGAGCCCGATCCGAATAAGGTGGCCGATTCGGAGTATGCAAATGAACAGCTCAATACTCTTATGAAGAAGTATCGTGAGAACGAGGACAACCGTGAAGTCTTTTACAACGAGCAGAAGAAGTCTCGTATCGGTATGGCAAAGACAAAGGCGACGGCGGGTGTTGAGGAGAATGAGACAAAGCTCACGGCGAGTGTAGTGACGGATACACCCACACTGGAACCTTCTTCTTCAACATCTCAGGGAACTAGTTATGACGGGCTCTTCTCGGGTCCGGCCGATCTAGCCATTTCTCGCAAAGTAGAAAAGGCTGCAGAAAAGGTCATAGAAAAGGTCATAGAATCAAAGGAGTCAAAGGAGTAAATACGTGTTTTTGACCGCCTCTCACAAAAAAGAAATAAATACAGATTCTGTATTCATTTCTTTATAAACTAAAGTAAAAACATCTACTTACATATTTCCCTGGGGGACATTGTCGGGGTATCTCGTCGCAATGTTTAAACACTTCTTTCCTTCTGCGCAAAATTGGCCTTCAGGGCACGTTACACCCTGGCAGTCCAGATCACGGAATCCCGCATAAGAAGAAGGGAAATACTGGGGCTTAGCGGCTTTCAGGATAGGAAGCAGCGCTACCGCAACCAATAAAGCAATGATTCCATACCATGTGATTGCCTTGAGACCAAACTTCTTCATTTGCCTCTCTCTGTTCTAGCATTAAAAATAAGGTAGGGGGGCGCCATCGGGTAAAAGAACAAGAGGGTTATTTTCTTTCAGGCCTACGGGATCCGTTTTTGCACAGAAACCGTTCAAACATTTCAAATGACCGGGGCATGGAGAATATACATCGCAACGTATGGCTTCTTCATTAGAAAATCCTTCCGAAATCGGCTTTCCTAAGATAACCAGTAAAAGACCAAGGACAAAAATCAAGCCTAACGCATATCCCATATCTTTCCAATCAATTCCCTTCGCCATCTTCTAACAGATAACACCAAAATCTAAAAGCTACCCTTGCTTGCGAACATTAATAGTGAACTTAAATTTTCTTGCCGCAGCTGCATCGTATTCATTGGACTCCTCGCCATCCTTTTCCTTATAATTTGCCATCGCATGTTGCCAGAATTCGGGCGCACCAATACGAAACTCACCGTGCATTTCAGCCTTGTACCAAAATACCGTATCTTCCAGTTTATTGGACTGTGAATTATTGTTCATAACAATACACTCATAATTCTGTGTGCATTGATCCATAACTTGGCAGAAAAACTCAAAACTAGGAAAGGCACTTCCGAAGTTGTCAAAGATACGTTTGCGGTTTGTTACATAGGGTTCACGTAAAATAAAGCAATAATCTACATTCGTGCGCAACATGGGTGGAATACCTAGCGGATATTGCATAGTAATCAAAAAGAACACTTTTAGCCAACGACCGTTCAAGAACAAATAGCGAATATTGCGGTCATGGAGCCAACTGTCATCATATAAGCAATCATCCATAATTAAGAAACTACGAGGGTCTGTCTTAGCTTGACCATAGGCTTCCATCTCCTTTTGAATCTTGGCCATAATGAGTTTCTGGCGCTTACAGTAATTCGCAATAATTACGGGACTATAATCGCCGTGAATAAACAACGGGGGAATGAGTTTCTTATAAAACTGATTTGACTCTTCTGTTCCACTAATTACAGTCCCTAGAGGCATTTCTTGATGGTGAAAAAGGAGGTCACGCACAAGTGTAGATTTTCCAGTACGTCTTCTCCCAATAAAAACACATACGGCATCTTGCGGAATCATTTTCATGTCAAACTTCCGGATACCTACATTTAATGCTGCGGCATTGTCGGTCATTCTTGTATAGGTTAGGGCGAAATTTATTATTGCTTTGATCACGCAGCCTTTTGCATGGTTGTCCCCAGGGTCCGTTGACCCTTCGGGCCTTTGCCCCCAGGGTCCGTTGACCCTTCGGGCCTTTGCCCCCAGGGTCCGTTGACCCTTCGGGCCTTTGCCCCCAGGGTCCGTTGACCCTTCGGGCCTTTGCCCCCAGG